AAATAATACGGTTGAAAATATATTTTGTGGTTATGTATTGACAATCGTGTATCTTCCGGTTTGTATTTTAACAATGCTAATTTAATTATAGTTGTCAAAGGATCAAGTAATTGTTTTCCTGAATTATGATCTTGAGCAAAATAATTATATGCTAAACTTGCTCCTTTAGTTATATATTTTAAACTACTAAACATTTATAATATTATATATTTTTTCTTTAATTATTAATTAATCAATTTTTTATAATTTGTTATTGTATTGGTTGTTGCATGGGCTGTGTATATTGTATTGGTTGTTGTATGGGCTGTGTATATTGTATTGGTTGTTGTATAGGTTGTGTATATTGTATTGGTTGTTGTATAGGTTGTGTATATTGTATTGGTTGTTGCATGGGTTGTGTATATTGTATTGGTTGTTGTGTTTGTATGAATTGTTGTGCTTGGTTTGCAAGTTGTTGTTTATAAAATTGCGGATTTGTAAATTGGTTTTTATAATATTGTCCCTGCGAAACTAATTGTTGTTTTAAGAATTGTGGTTTAGCAAATTGTTTAATACTTGAAATTTTTTTTTTGAATAATAATCCAAGAAGAGGTAATTGTGAAAAATAATTACCCAAGAAATGATAAACAGTTAAAAATATAAACATAAGTGTAGAATAACTAAATAATCCACCATTAATTTTGCCTGTACAATATTGAACTAGATTATCTCCAGTAAACATATTTATTAAAATATATGAAATTGACATTGTGACAGTTTCGATTATAGAATTAACAATAATACCGAGTGGTCCCATAGATGATAAAATATTTAATACAGTGCCTAAAACAGGAACAAAACCTAAAATTGTTTCCATCAATTTGGAAGTACCATGCATAGAAATAGAACTTTGAATTGAATTTAAGAATGATCCAGAACCTCCACAAATATTTTTACTTCTAATATAAAATACAATAGAACTTATTAAAATAGGAAGTAAAACAAAAACAAAATAATTAAATAAATCTCCCATACTAACAATACCAGATTCTTGTAAAATTTTAAATATAAAACTTGTTAGGATTGGAATCAACATAAATTTATCGTAAGGTTTACCACCAGAACCTTCCTTCACTTTTCCGAAATACATCATTCCCGCAGGAATAAATGAAAATGGAGGAATCATAAATGGAGGTAATAACAGCCATTTTTTATCTAATGAACCATTTAAACTTGATATTCTGGCGAACAACTGTGCGAAAGGAATAAAAGCAACTAGTAGAGCAGATTTTAAAGATATTTTCATATATAAAAGAATTTATATTTTAAAATGTGTTTATTGCACCACCTAATTGAGCTACATTGCTCATAATTTGTCGTGGTCTTCTAGAAAAATAATATAAAGCAATAATAAAAATAGCTATAGCAATTAAATTAAAATTTTTTGAAACAAAATCTTTTAAAGAAAATGGTTGATTATTTTTAGTTTCATCAACTTTTGTATTTTTGTCCATATAATATTATTTATATATTTTTTTAATATTATTTTGAAAAAGGAATTTTTATTTCATTATTAAATTCAATCATTCTATTTTTGAAATCAATTTTACAACCATGAGAAAAGAAAATATCCAAACCTAATAGAGCCATTGGTGTAGATTGATTATCATCTTCAATGACAAGAAAAGAAACAGGAAGAAAACCAAAATCAAACATTATTTCAGTCAACATTATTTTCCCTAATATTTTTTTCGTCCCAACACCATGAACGAATCCACTATATGAAGTATTAATTAAATTTTCTAAACCACATAATTTAGCGATTGACAAATTCATACAAGAACTTTGACAACCAGTATCTACCAAAAAATCAACATAAAAATTATTAATTTTTCCCCCAAGTGATATCATTTCTCTTGAAATTAAAAATTCTGGATAATTATCATAAGCATCACATAAATTTTTATAAATTGGAGATAATAATAATAAATCTTTTTCACAAATGTTGCATTTTTTAGTTTTATTATCAATATTTATGATATTTTTGTATGTACAGTCAGGACAATCAATTACTTCCATAATAATAATAATATTAATATTAAAATAGCATAAAGAAAAATCAACTTTTTTATTAATGCAAACTGTTTTAGTAACTGGAGGTTGTGGATTTATTGGTTCTCATATTTGTGTTGATTTATTGTTGAACAACTACAATGTAATAATTGTTGATAATTTATGTAATTCTGAAGATGTTGTTGATAAAATAAAAAAAATAACTAATAAGAATAATGTTTTTTTTTATAATAGTGACATTAGAAATTTTAATGAATTGGATAATATTTTCTGTAAAAATAAAATTTATTGTGTAATTCATTTAGCAGCTTTAAAATCTGTGAGTGAATCGATAATTTATCCATTGAAGTATTACGAAAACAATATTTCTGGAACTATTAATTTACTGAAAGTTATGGAAAAAAATAATGTGAAAAAAATAATATTTTCATCTTCGGCAACAGTTTATGGTAATTCAATATCACCATTAAATGAAAATTCACAAGTCGGTTTGGGTATTAGTTGTCCCTATGGAAAAACAAAATATTTAATGGAAACAATTCTTGACGATTTAGATGATTCATGGAATATTGTTTCTCTAAGATATTTCAACCCTGTATCTGCTCATCCATCAGGTTTACTCTTAGAAAATCCAAAGGATATTCCTAATAATTTAATGCCTTTCATAATAAAAACTGCAGTTCATAACAATTTAACTTGTATTGATGAAAAATACAATGTTTTACAAATTTACGGGTCTAATTATAATACAAGAGATGGAACATGTATAAGAGATTTTATTCATGTTTCAGATTTGAGTGATGGTCATGTTAAAGCTGTATCAAAAATAGAATTATTTAAAAAAGAAAAAATTAATTTAGGTACTGGAAATGGAACAACTGTTTTGGAACTTGTGAATGCATTTTCAAAAGTAAATAATGTTAAATTACCATATAAATTTGTTGATAGAAGAAATGGTGATCAAGAATGTGTTTATTGTACAAATGATAAAGCAAATGAAATTTTAAAATGGTATCCAACTAAAACATTAGATGATATTTGTAGAGATTCGTGGAACAGTGTTATTAATTATAATTGGTGAAATATTGACATTTTCATTTATATTTTCAAAAATTATCGGCAAATTATTTTTTGTTTTAATAATATGTTTTAGATGTTTTGGAATATATCTTTGAGACATATAATATTATAATATATCTTGCATTTTTTATTTCAATTTTTATAACAAAATAATTTTATTGAGTGCTTCATAAGGCAATAAATTAATTTGATGTTCGTAAATTTTTATATTTTGTAAATTTTTTGGAAGACTTTTTATTTTTATATTATATTGCGAACTCAAAGTTAAACATTCCAAACTTTCTGGTAAAACATCATCATCAAACTCTTGATCAAATGCTAAATCAAAAACAAGTTCTTTTAATTTATTTGGTAAAACATTTTTTCTAATTTTTTTGTTATAACTTGATCCAAATTCCAGATAAAGTAATGAGTTTGGTAAAACATTGGGCTCTAAAATTTGATTATATGCAAAATCAAAAACTAAATGTGTGAGAGAATCTGGAAGAACATTTTTTTCTAATCTTTGATTAAAATTTTCACCAAACTTTAGAAATAAAAGAGTATTGGGTAAAATATTTGGTTGAATTGGTTGATCATAAAAATTTCCAAAAGTTAAATTCTCTAAACTACAAGGTAAAACATATTTATCAATTAATTGATTAAAAACAAAACCAAATATTAAAGTTTTAACAGTAGTCGGTAATAATTTTGGAGGAATTTTTTTATTAAATTCAAAACTAAATGTAATCTCTGAAATTTTATTATATTTTGCAATAATTAAAATTAATGTATCTAAATTTCTACAATTTTTAAATTTTCTGGCATTAATATCTTTTGGTAAGTTATCACAGTCATAAATTTCATTATTTATAACATTTTTTTTCCAAAATAAATTGTCATATAAATCAAAAATACAATCTATTGTCATTAAAAAAATAAATATTTTTATTATAATAAAATGAACAATGGTAAAATAGTTGTGATAGGAGATTCGGGTGTTGGTAAAACAACATTTATGATGAAGTTAAATTATAATGAGTTTCACCAAGATATTAAATCTACTATAGGTTCAGGGGTTTTCGAATTAAAATTGCAAGGACATAAATTTATTGTTTGGGATACAGCAGGACAAGAAAGATATAGATCTTTATTACCGATGTATTTTAGGGATGCAAAAGCAGTTATGATAGTGTATGATACAAATTCGGAAAATAATAATATCATGAATTGGATTAAAATTTTAGAACAAAATTATATTAATAATGTTCCTATTATTTTGATCGGAACAAAAACAGATCTGCCTTTAAAACAAAAAATTGATGATGATTTTACAAATAAAATTAAAAAAGAATGTGTTAATTTTATGGGTCACATTACCATCAGTTCAAAAAATGATGATTGGGATGAACTGGAAAATAAATTATCAAATTTTGTGAATAAAATAATCGAACTAAATAAAAAAAATATATTAAAAACAAAAGATGAAATAATCGATTTAAATAATAATTTTATCGAAAAAACTTATTGTTGTAAATATTGATTTTGGTGAAATTAAAATAAAAATGTGATTAAAATATATAAATGAAACGATATTATATTGACTATAATAAAAAATCCAACAAAAATGAAATAAACATATCAACAACAAAAAAATTTATAAAAAATTTTGATTTAACAACTATTGTATTTTTGGGATTTGGTGCTGTTGCTAGATGTTTATTAACATTAATTGATTTAAATGAAAAATGGTTGTTAGATAAAAATGTGGTAATAGTTGATCCTGTTGATATTTCAAAAAGTGATATTTTAATAAAATTAGGTGTTGATTTTTCAAAACAAAAAAAAATTAAAAATTTTACGTGGATTCAAGAGTTTATATCTGAACAAAATCATAAAGAATTATTGAAAAACAATGTACCAAAAAACAGTTTAATTGTAGATTTGACCTGGAGAGTTGATACTAAAGATGTTGTTATTTATTGTCAAGAAAATTCATGTATTTATTTAAATACAGCAGTATATGACTGGCAAATATATTCAACAGATCCACAATTTTTATTGAAAGAAAAAGTTTTGAATTATAAAAAAAATAAAATGTCATCAGTTAAAGATAAAGTAATGAAAGGTGGAAATCCAGACATAATGACTTGTATAATGAATCATGGAATGAATCCTGGATTAGTCTCTCATTTTGTTAAATTCTTATTATTAGAATTAGCTAAAACTAAACAAGAACTAAAAAAATATATCGATAAAAAAGAATACAATAATATTGCTCATCAATTAGGTTTAACATTAATACAGATATCAGAAAGAGATACACAACGAGAAAATCAAACAACAGAAGAAAAAGTTAAACAGGTTAGATCTACAGAAAAACATTGTGTTAACACATGGTCTCCAGTTGGATTAATTGATGAAGCATTAGAAAATGTACAAATATCATGGGGAACACATGAACCTTCATTGCCTTTACTTGCTAATACTAAATATTTGGATAAATATGGTCAAATAGTTCTTCCATTTGATGGTCATCAAGTAAAAACATTATCTTATGAGCCAAAAGGAGGTTTATTAGTTGGTAATTGCATTCCACATGCAGAAAGTTATTCGTTAGTTGATTTTCTAAGAATTGATAATAAATATCGTCCCACAGTTTATTATTCTTATTTATTACCGGATGTTGCTAAAGTTTTCATGAATTATTGTTCATTTTCATTGGATTCCAATAAATTACCGTCGAGTTATCATGTTTTGAGAAGTGATGAGATTATTGAAGGATATGATTCTGTGGGTTGTACATGTTATTTTAGAGATAATGGAAAATTAAAAACTTATTGGATAGGATCCATAGTAGACAACCAAGATGCTAAAAAAATATCTAATGAGGTTAATGCAACATGTACACAAGTAGCAACATCTTTATTGGGAGCCATATTATGGATGATCATGAATCCTCATGAGGGTATTATCGAACCTGAAATGGTGGATACCGAATGGATTTTGAATTATTGCAAACCATATCTGGGAGAATTATATTGGAAAGAAATAACTGAGG